CTAGTACCCTCGTTTGCATAAATTATAGCAAGGCCATTGTCCCCTGATTTATACGCTGCTGAACAGTACGCGTTCACCGGGTGAGTACCACCTTTATAATCATTGGAGTCCTCTGTCATGCAGGAGCCTACTTTGCACAGGCTTGTGTAAACATCCTGCCATAATAGGTCATTCGGGTACACCGTGAAGTCAGTCCCGGTGTGGCGTTGCTTGTACTTCTCCACAATCATGCGGGTGCGCTCTGGGCTTGTACCTGTACCCTTCGCTGCAAGTACAGCGCCCAGACGCTGACGGGTAAAGCGAAGTTTCTCAGTATCCTCACCAGTAAGGAACCCGGCTACCCAAGGCTCACCGTCCTGTGGGTACACGATGAACATCCCACGCTCGTACTCAATACCATCCGTTAGATACTCCATGCCATACAAAGCATGGTTCCAAGTACTTTTAGATTCTGGCATACCCGTACGATACGCTGTGCTAAAGTGGGTTATGTTATAATGCGCAGCGTCGGCATCTTCCTCACTAGTAGTCCACCAAGGGGAGTTCCAGTGGGCCTTATCAAGAATGAATTGGATTCCCTGTAAATGCAATTCCTTTCGGATATACTGGGCCATACCCTCTATACGATATGAGAGGCGTGCCGCGAGTTCCGTGTACTCGTGATCGTCCCACTCAGCCTGCATGAACTCGTGGCAGACCAACTGCATAGCCGCTTGGTGCGCCTTGCTATCGAATGAACGCGGATGATTCTGCCGAACGTGCAGCATCTCATGCAACTGCTGCTGGCCTATTGCTTTCTCGGCCATTATCTGTTCTTTCGTAAGACCTGAGAAGGCGTTGAAATCCTTCATAGCTGCAATAAAATCACGCAGACGTTCACGGGTGCCAGTAGCAACCTCACCATCGTTATTTCGGCCGTCGTTGTATTCTTTAACAGTGATAGTAGTCATGTTATTGAGCCTATTTAATCCACATTAAACAGATATCGTGGTTGTCGTTGAAGTCAAAGGCGTGTGTTGGTTGAACCATACGACGCCATTCCGATAGAGTAAGCAGTCTTTCATCCCCGAAGGATGGTTCCTTGTACTTAGCGCTAGGAACATACGCTATCACAGCATGGGCAGCTTCATGCATCTGCCTTTGCACGATATGCTTGATATTGGCATCATTGAAATGCTCCAGTACCCCGTGGGTGTGTATAACATCGACCTTAGAGTGACGGTCTAATATACATCCCACGTCACAGAACAGACCTGTGTTCTGACTTGCACGCACTGCTTGCTCTACATCCTTATCGAACATGAACAGGTCAGCACGATAATTAAGACAGGAGTGCAGCACGGATGTGACTGTGCCGATACCCGCGCCTTCCTCACGGAGCACTGGACGATAACCATGCTTAGCAATGGCATACCCAGCGTGTGAGATTGCTTGAATAAATGGGTTGTACTTCTGCCGAACGTGCCGCTTGTACCGGGAACCCATTCGCCCGGCATAGAACTCGGCCCACTGAGACATCAAACGCTACTTAGGCTTTCGCCGTTCAATTCAATTGTGAAGGGCACACCGGGATGACGCTTGGTGAACTCCGCTTTGATTCCGGGAATGATGTTCCGGCACTCATCCACGAGGATGAAAGTAGCGGTAGGAACCTCCACAACACACGCAGGAACGCCACCAGACGGTTGAAGCACATCAGCGTCGGTAAACACCAAGGCTTCTGTCTGGGTGGCGTAGGAGGGCTGGCAGGAAGCCAGGAGGGCGATGAGTAGTAAACGTTTCATACAATACCTCGCACATTAAAACGGGCGCAGTAAGTCTCCAAGGACAGGCCAACACGGTATGCCTTGGCACGATAGTACGCTTTCAGCATGGCTCGCTTTGTACTCTCGTACTCAGCTACTACATGAGCCGCCACATCGGCGTTGAAGGCCGAGCCGTTGTAGCCCGCTGTTAGGATTTGGATATCTTTCGATACTGGAACGATAGGGAGTTGGGTAGAAACCATGAGCAAATGCTCCTTTCTTGGCTGCGTTGTACATACCCTGTAATGCTTGCATTGCACTCGGCCAAGAATACTCGTTGTACCCTTGGTCATTGAATGCTTTGTTTATAATACAGGCGAGTTGGTTGACTTTATTCATGAGTTGTCTCCAGTGAGAACAATCAAGCCCACCCGGAGGTAAGCTTGGGTGCGTCACTTCTTACTGCTACTGAACAAGGCTACTACACTTACACCAGTCAGCAGCACTACCATGAAGATGATTGCAGGCAGAAACAGAGGCAGTACAACAAGCCACCATGAGATGCTAATGAAGCCCATTAGCTTGGTGAGCAGCAGACCGAAGAAGGTTAGAACAAGGGCGAGTCTAATCACTTAAAGAAACCCTCCAGTTGGGTGGCTTTGCTGGACACAACAAGGCTATTGTGCAGGTCAGTCTCAGCCTGTGCAGCTTGGGCCTTGTGAGCCATGTAGGCGGCGTTAGACGAGGCCAGCGCCTTGTCGTGAGATTTCAACAGACGGGCGCTTTCACGCTTGTACAGTTTCACTGTGAGCAGGCCGAGCAGGTTGATAAGCTTAAACATTGGATACCTCCGCGAGGGTTACGATTTCAAAAGAAACATTATAACGTTCCAGTACCTTATCATGGTCATAGCCACCCGTAATTGGGTGGTTGGATGCAAGGTACACAATCAGACCTTGCGTGGGGATGGCAGAGAAGTAGGCACCCACCCGACGACCGAGATATGGCTCGTCCGTATCAGTAATTCGATAGATTTGCCCCACAGACAATTTAGGATTAGGCGCTACTGGCTTTGCAGCAAAGGCTCTAACAGGCATATTATTCTCCATTAACAGCACTCGGAATGAGTACCAGCAAGGCCAACGCATGGCTGACCTTGAGGGAGTCACTTCTTAGCGAATGATACGCACACGTTGAATTAAATGCCAAGGGTGGTGATACTCAGGCCCACCGGAGGCAAATTGGAACATGACACCGCTTATTGTAGTAAGCGCAAGATGTACCTCGTGAAACGTTTGCTGCGTGAAACGGTCACTTGGGTTATCTTTATTCACTATTTCCTGATTAAAGATGATTTGTAATTCTTTGGCGTACATATTAATCCTTAGTAGTTGTTCAGTTATCGGAAGTGATAACGAGCAAAGCTAACCGGATGGCTAGCTTTGAGCAAATCACTTAGTGCGCCGTTGGTTGCGCTTGTTCAGCCGGTTGTGTGCTCATACCGGCGATTTGAGCCAGCACATCATTCGATGTTACTACACCACCGTTCTTGGCTTTGAACTTGATAAACAGCACTTCCAGTTCATGCATTGAAAGGCCAGCATTCAGCGCCTTCTCTAACGAGCGGCTAACAGCCTTGGAAGCGTTCAGACGTTGTTCCTGTGCGTCTACTTCTTCAGCTTGTGCCTTTTGGTGGCCGTTCAACCATACATTCAGCAGCTTATCGGCTACGTCGTCCCATTCTGATTTCTGGAACTCAATACCCAACTCGGCGCGGATCTTCTCAGCTTTCACCTTGTCATAAGTGTAGCCGCCAGTCGCTTTCTTGAACTGAACCGGCAACAGGACACGCAGCGTAGTATCGAACATCGCTACATCGGCCTTGGTGAAGCCAGCCATATAGCTGATATCGGCGTTAACCAGTGCAGTGAACAACGCTGAAATAGTAATGTCACGACGTGCAGTGTGTTGAGTACGCAGTGATTTAGCGATATTCTTAGCGGCGGTCTGTTTAACTGTAGTTGTCATGGTATGTACCTTCTAGGCAGTTGGTTAGGGTTAGGTGGGTAGCCGTCTATTACTATGCTTTCGCAGGGAGTTTAACCGGCTACCCTAACCCCTCACTCAGTACTTGTGAGGTAGTCCCACTTCCTTGTGGAGTTTCGCCTGTTTCCAAATTGTGTCCGTTCAGTACCAGCTACATTAGCCGGAAAGTTTGAGCTTGAACTGTGTCATGGTTCCAGAAGGAACTAGCAGCCACCCTAAGGCGTTAGAAGCTTGCTACATACTGAATCGGATTTTTAAAGAGCGGGTGAATCTTGTTCTGTGTTGCTGAACATCACTCTATCAAGGCTTAGCTACTGCGTCAAGCGGTATTTCGAGATTCTTTACAGTTTCCGCACTAACTCAGTGTTGAGAGACTCAGCGCTGCGTACTACCTGTAAGAAGCCTACCGAACCGTAGGACTACTAAGCCTGATTGTTAAAGAGCGGTGTTACTTGAATCTATCCCGGTATTGCTACCGGTTGAGATAAAGATTAATTGAATGAATCACAGAGTGCAAGCACTTTAAGAAAGAATTTATCAGTACCCGCTAAGTACCTGAATTACATACAATTACAATAGACCTCCACTATAAGGAGTAACGACGTGATGAAAGAACGTAGTACCGACGCGTAGCCGCCGGAATACATAGGCGGAAAGGATGAGAGCAGAGCGAGAGAAGGATAGAAGAGAGAGAAGCGAAGAAGGCAAGCCACCCCGCCCGCACTCCCTCAGCACCGCACGCAGCGATGAGAGGAGCACAAGGATAGGATAGCCTGCCAGATGATGCCGAGAGGAGCGGAGCGACCGCACCGACGCCGTGAGGCGGAGGTAAGGGAGCGGTCACCCTGCTAGGAGAGAAGGAGGAGAGAGGAACGCACACGCACGCGCGCACGTACTGATAGAAGGTTGCGAGAGAATCCGCCAGCACTCACAGAGCGAGGGGCACGGGGGGGGGGGACGCACGCTGCTGTACAGGTGGAGGGACACCCTCGCATGAGGATAATAAAATTCAGTTGCAGGTTAGAACCCGCCTCACAGCAACAAACCAATAGCGCAGTCAGTATCAATATTTGATTGTGCCACCCCTACGCCAACAGTTGTTACGATTAGCCCCTTCCTACTAATGTCCAAAGAGCTTGCTGACTTTATATACCCAATCCTTCCGACCGTGGTTTTTACTCTGTACAGCCCAGCAGCCAGATTAATAACACCAGCCGACCTAACTATGGACACTAATGTTGGCGTTGTTGCTACAGGGGTAGTTCCAAATGAAGATACAGGGGTTCCACTTCCAGTTTCTAGCACTACTGAACCAGTCGTGGCCGCATCGGATAGCCAAAAACCAATACCCTTTATTGCTAACGCTTTTGGAATGTTTATGTAAATGTACTCGCCAACCCCAGTTAATTCGTTGTACACAGGAGCAATACCGTACGCTAAAGCACTACCGTACATATGAGCCTGACTCTTCGTTGGTACCCGCCCGTACAGAAATGTTGTTACAGGAACATATGCTAACCAAGTGTTAGCTGCATTATACCCATTAATTTCATTGTACGTGTACACCCCAACATTGCCATCATCTCTCAGGTACGCGCTACTGTACCCACCTACACCTGTGGTGTCTGAGTACACTGTGTTTGGCACTCCCCAATTAACGAGGTTGTTTGTTGATATTGCAGCGATGGAACCACGCACACCACCACGAACGCTTCCGCCAGTTATGACCAAATCACCATTTGGAGCAATAAACATTCGCGGGGCAACGAGCGCTACAGGAATCCTCGTTACAGCTGACCATCCGGTTTTACCTGATAGGTCGTTTGTAAATACTACTGACATGTTCTGTAGAGGGTTTGTTACTCCATCATTTGCCTGTGTCCTAGCAGCGATTACTAGGCGATTATTCCATACGATTGCCGCACACTCATTCCTTAGTAGTGATGAGTCTCCTGTGAAAACATCAGAAACAAAATTAAACCCCGTCTCACTCTGTGCGGATGCATTGCCAACAAAAACACCAATGCGCGGATTACTGTTGTCAGTTGAATACCCTACAATCATTGTCTCATTCTGTGGAGTCAATAACGCCTTACCCCACTGAAAATAGTTACCCACCGCATTATAAGTTGTTGAGTACAACACCCCGGAGGTATCAAAATAATAAACAGCCATTCTGTCATACGTACCGGTTGCTACATTGAAAAGTTGGCACGTTACAACCAGCCTGCGCAGTTCAGAAAACCACGTAATGGATGGGTCTCTGAAGTCATTTCCTATAACTGGTGGGATTAGAGCAAGGCTCGTTACGTCACCATCAAGAGTGTCAACCACCATTATTCTTAGCTGGCTGACACCGCCACCTTCATCGAAGTGAGTTTTTGATTCTCGGTGAATTAAATACTCGTAACGCCCAAGAGAAACGCCATCACAAAAAGCTCCATAAGGTCTATCAATGCTTTCTGCACTAGAGAATATCTTCTTTCTAGAAGTAGGCTCTAATGAGGTTACTGCACTATGGAGGGATTCTAATTCAGTATGTACAGTAGTATTATTTGGGGTAAAAATAACCTGCTTAGCTGTAAGTCTTGTCTGTTTAGTTAATGCCATTATAACCTCTACTTAGGCAGCGACTGTACAGCCTGCTGCAATGATTTGAATTCATTTCCTACCGCCTTGGATTGCCATACGCGGCGCTTCCAAACGCCATAGCACACTTTATTGTTCTCTAGGCTACAGTCGTACTGCCACTTCCCTGTGCGCTTGTTCAGCGTCCATCCAGAGGTGTTCTGTGGCTTCTTCGTCTGGGAGATGTACTTGTACTGTAGTACGGCAGCACTGGCCGCCTTGTAGTCTTTCATGGACAAGGCCCGGTACATGCTGCTGTTCTTGAATCCGGCTACACCAATGTTGTACGCCATATCTACACTGCCCAGTACTACCACGTCAGGAAGGCCCATAGGAAGCCCGTCGAGAGCTTTGGAGTGTTCCTCTAGGGATTGCGCCAGTTGTGAGTTACAGTACGCTTTAGAGGCTCTCTGGCCCGGTTGTACGCCCTTAGTCTCACCATAGCACCAAGTCCATACACCAGCACTATCTCGGTACGCGGTTTCGCTGTACCCTTCGTTGTGCGTCACCACTGCCGTGATGCTACCACCTAATGCGGTAGCCCCGGCAATGCTCGCAATAATTTTATTCCTTAGGCTCATACATCACGTACCCTCGTTCAGCAGCCTTACCAGCTGCTTGTGCGTACACTTTAGAGTTCTTATGTTTGTAGTACCAGTTAATCAACAAGGTAATCAGACCAAACAGGAAACCTGCTACCATAAAGATAGCATCCCAGTTCAGACTACCCATGTATGTTAGTAGCACGGAGCTACCAAGAGCAATCCGTGTAATACCATCATCAACTAACCCTTTAAAGTATTCCCAGAAGTTATGCATCTTTGTCCCTCCGTTGTAACGGTGAAGGGACAAACCAGAAGATAAGCCCAAGCACACTCGCCATGCCAATACCGAATGCCACCAGAAGGGCTATAGGAGAGCCGTTGGTGACCTTAACTATCTCAGCCTGTACAGAGCCAGCCTGAACCTGTTGCCCCTGCTTAGAGGCGTTCACAGAGCCTTGTACATCCTTTACGGTTGTACTTGAATCTACTTTGGTGTTTACACCCAATCCTTGCTTAGTGTTCTCTGCACCAACTTGTGCAGTAACATCTGGCTTCCCGCCAGTTACAGCAGAGACCGCGTTCAACGCAGTACTCGCACCACAGCCACTGAGACATAGCACCAGTACAGCGCTTACTAGCAATCTCATGCTAACTCCTTATGAAGCCGATAATACTATAGCAGTAATAACACCATTTACTACCGTGAACGTTGCGAAGTTACCCGTACCTGTAACAGCTACTGCGTTTACTTTGGTACCCGATGCTATGGCCGCAATTGTAGACGCCAACTTAACATCGGATAAAACACCCGCTGCTACTGTGGCGGTATGTGAACCAGTCACTGTGGTACCAGCACTGTTCTTTACTGTTACTACCGCCGAGGCATCTACCATAGCGGTAGTAGCGGGTAGGTTAATACCAGTGAGAGTACCAGTAGTTACTACGGCTGTACCAGAATGTGCAGCAACCCCAGCAGAATTTCGGACTGATACTGTTGCACCATTTGCTACAATAGCGGATGTAGATGGAATACCGGAGGCACCAGCTACAGCAAGTGCTGCCGCAGCCTTGTCTAGTACCGGAGTAATCTTTGCTGTCTCATAGGTGGTAGGTGGACGTGCATTCTGTGCAAATGGCTGAGTGACAGCCTGCACTTGTAGTGCGACATCACGAACAGCGACACGTTGTGCCGCCGTAATAGTTGCGAAACTCATGCATTACTCCTTATGCTGCGCCAGCGGCGGTGAGTGCAGTCTTGAGGGTGGTTACCTTAGTCTGCAATGCGGTCAGCTCTGCGGCTGTGAATTGGGAGGCATTCTGGGTAATCTGTTGGAAACCCTTAAGTACACCCAGTGCGGCATCACGTACTGCTACGTTTTCATTAATCTTGTTTGCTGCTAAAGCCATGTTATCTCCTTGCGCGAGAGCGTGTCCCGCGTACTTGAACTTGTTTAACGTGCGTATAACCCATAGGGTTGTTGAAGAACTTCTGTACTTCTTTCTTTTGTAGCTTCTCGGATTCCTTGTCCTCATCGACACTGAGGAAACCTTTCAACTCATTCACCAAATGCCCGATAGCATCGGCTCGGTCATCCTTAGCTAGTGAGCCGCGGTCGTACGTGATACCCGCTAACTGGAAGAATGCACTGTACAACTTAGACCGGTCACGGCTGTACTTTAAGCAGTACTCCGCATCCATCTCGATAGCACGCTCATGCACCACAAACTTGTGCCTACGGAACACAGGACTAACCGAATCAATTATACGGCGTTCCTTCTGGCCCTTGGCATAGATATCACGCACACCAATGTCAGTAACCCTGCGTTTAGCCAAGGCGTTCATCAGGAGCATACTAGCCGTGCCGTGACCCATGTTCGCTTCCATGACGATATCTCGGATACCGAACTCCTCACACAAATCAATGAGGGTATTCAGGTTCTCCTCTACCAACCCGCCTTGTAGACCACCTACTCCGAACAAATGAATGTACGAGTTCAGTGCGCCACCACAGGCGAAGGCTACCTCGTCACCACCACAACCAGCGGGGTCAACCACCATAATCTTGTGTTGGTACGGAAGTAGTAGATTACCTGCACCGGCTACGCTGTACATGACCTCCGTCTTAATAGGCTCAGGAAGTTCCGGTATGCGATGCTGCGGCGTTGCTGCGTAGTACAGTACGTCAGGTGAGGCATCAGAACCCAAGGCCGCTACAATGGCGTCAGAGAGCTTAATGCGGGTACGTTGTGCGTCAGCTAATGACGTATCCAGCATATACTGCAACTGGAAGCCCTCAGGCCCGAAGTCAAGCTCCTTGCTAACTAAGTCATCTTCCGTGTACCGCCCGGGGTCAGTTACCTCGCCACGTTTCCCATCTAAGCCAAAGCCTGTACGGGCCGCGCCATTCCTAATCATCTCCTGAATCATAGGAGCCAATGTTCCGGCGTAACGTTCCTCTTCTTCAACGGTAGGCACTCGTCCCGGCCATACGCGGATTTCGAACCCACGACCTGCCAGAGACTTATAGATACTATCCTTGGTCTGTGGTGTACCTAGATACAGAGTCTTACCGTGCGTGTTAATCGCTGCAAAGTCTCTCGACCGCAACAGTAATACCTCACGGTTAGTGGCTGTCAATCCGTTGTTGGTAGTCTCAACATCATCTGGTATGAGTAGGTCAGCACGCTTACCTTGAAGGGAGGCTGTAATACCCACGCAGGCGACACTGGCAGACTTGTCCAGTGGTTTAAGGTCACAGTGTACGTCATAGTTCGCGTACGATGTACGGTCTCCTCTGGAGGCGTCAGGCCGCAAGTAACACAGGATACCCCACTGCTCTATCAGTCGGATAATCAACAAGGCTACATCCGATGCCTGTGCCTCGCCACCTGATACCACAAGCACACGGAATGCCTGATTCTGAATCAATGACCACACAGCGAATAACGCAGCCAAGGTTGATTTTGCCTCACCACGCTGTGCAGCAACCATACTGTTCTGTGGCCCATGCTGCATGTACCATGCTATATCACGTTGCATCGGGGTGAGTTCAAAGCCGAGGAACTTCATCCCCAATTCAGCAAAGTCGGTGAACTCTGTGAACACACTCGACACCATCATGGCGAACTCTTCCCTGAGTGCCCTGTCCATTGTCTGGGGCTTATCCTTCCAAGCCGCAGTACGCTCCGCAATTAACCTTAGTCGGTACAGGGCGCGTTCATCCATGGTACCTCCTTATTGCAGAATGTAGTCGTAATCCGTACTCTGTAGAGCATTCGTTACTTCTTCCCGACGGGCGGTACGCTTAGCTGCTAACTCTGCACTGAACTCGTCACGCAGATTTCGCATATCATCCGCATCGATACTCGCGGTAATTTCATTGTCCTTCAAGAACTGCCGAATCACACCGAGGTTAGCAGCAGGCAAGGGGATGTTCTCCGCCTTGGACTGCTTGAGGTCGTCAATAAGAACCTCTGCTAATAGCTCGTGTAACTCAGCCAGCTTGGAGGCGCTGGCTGCTTTACTCATTTAAACTCCTCATGGTTGTAATTGTAGCGCACGCCAAGCGCCGGGCGCTCCCGCAGTTATACAAATCCACATACCCGGCCCACCACCTACGGCGGATGTATTAACGTGTATACTACCAGTACGATATGAACCCGAAGTAGGGATTGCTGTTCCGTAAGTGATACTAGGCGCAGACCTAGCATTAAAACGCTCACCTGTTATTACACCTGCTCCTGTGTATAAATTAGTTACGTTTATATAACTTACTTGTCGAATGTTACACGAACTAGCTGCATCTAAGTTAATAACGGAACGAGCTTGTGAGGCAGATAGGGTATTCCTCACAAACATGTTTGATATTTGTACATCTGTGCTGCTAACTAACTGAACAGCATCCATAGCGGTTCCAGCAGCCACGTAATCAACGTTAAAGTTCCTAACAAATATCCCATCCATCATTATCTCAGAGCTATTAGTCGCGAACACAGCCCCACCACGAGTAAATGTAGTGCTGATATCACTTAAGGAACCACCCGGGGCATTTATTAAACGTACCGCCCAACCACCCGCCGTGCTAGGAGCACCTGTAGGTGTCTGGAATGATATATCACTAATCTGATAATGTTGATAAGCGGCTGACGGCGTAATGCCAGTATTGTCTACAGTAATTAAATCAGAAGTTGCGTAGCGAGATACTACACCACGTATTACAGAACCCTCTGCTAATGCTCCTACATATAAACACCTAGAGCCAGCATCCACAAACAGATTGGTTAACTGTGAGTTTTTGAATGTACCGGTAGTCTTAATACAGACTGCATCCGTAGTGGCTCCATTACCACCACACTTATGAAATCGCGTACTATCTACCACAAAACCACGGAAGTCTGCGGGAGAAGTTGCTGCCGCTCTATAATCTAGCGGAAATCTACATGCGGTAAATATACTCCCAGTTACTTTTAGATTTGCGCCTGTTGCCTCTATACCTATCAAACAACCTACAATGTTAGAATTAACGACATAAGAATCAATATCTTTAGACCCATTGGAACGTAAAAACTGTAGTCCAGTACAGGTACCAGCTTGTCCATAACCGTTTACCAAGTCACTTAAGTCTGTCTGTGCATCCTGTATAACCATATTATCAATATAGTTTTCCGGCCCCTCAAACTTAAATATAACCATGTTATACAGACCAGCTAATATTTTGGCAGTTTTATCGTATAAAGACATACCAACGCCACGCATTCTAATAGTGCCTGTAGCAACTATAGTACTGCTTACTTTGTATATACCAGCGGGAAATATAAGTTCACTACCTGTTAAAACCGCCGCATTAACTGCTGCCTGAATAGCCGCTGTATCATCCGCTACACCATCTCCTACTACATTGAAATCACGTACGCTTATCATTTCTTTAAAGCGTTGGTCTATCGCCCTACGTATACTGCCTGATGTAGCTATATCATAAGTGCCATGTTGTTTAGCATCAAGTATATGTGGTTGTATACCATCATCATAAGCATCTATTTTTGAATCCACAATAGAGGCTACCTCAGATAATGTTAAGTATTCGTTAGGTACTGCTGGACGACTACCCATATATAAGAGGACTTCATCACCTTGAAGCAGTGGTTCGGCAAGGGTCACGGTATTATTTGCAATACTGTATGCATTACCAAGTTCATACTGGTTCACACCGTTAATAAAAACAAGTGCCGATTGAAATACAAAAGGAGGGGAAATAGTTGTTTCACCACCTACAGCAATATGCAGCCAAGGTACGGTCTTATGCGATGTTTGGTCAACCACACCTGCTTTTAATGCAGCGATATCATCATCCTGACGGGCGTTCCAGTTGGATTGCTTAATATCGTAGAATGCATCTTGTGCATCTACATACTTCTTATTGGCTGCATCCAGTGCTGCAATTGGGTCACCCAAGTTAATTACTCGATTCCCGTGCATGTTCAAGTTGCGGTACAGCCCAGCAATTCCAGAACCCTCTGTGAATTCCTGTGCTAGATAGATCATTTGCTTAAAGTTTTCATCCAGTGTATCTCGACTGAATGGTGCCCCACCATCGTAGATATTGAAGGCGCGGTCTTTGTCTGTATTACGGAATACTAGAATCTGGTTACCTACAGGCTCTGCGCCCTTGAGTAATACGATTGTGTTGTCCCCGTCCCATTGCCAGTCGGTGCCCAGTCCTAGCGGCACCTCGGCTTCGTTACGGTACACAGTAACATCGTTCTTCTCAAAGTACTGAATGCCCAAGTTGATACGGGTTAAAGTACCATCGGATGTTTCGATTTGTACTGAGTACATGTATGCTCCTTAGTCGTCGTCAGAAAGGCTTGCGCCTAGCAGACGCATCCCCGGAACAATCCCTAGGAACGGTACTGCCTTGATAAGTGATTCGGGATTGAATTCCCCCTTGGCCGCTGTACTGGTAGCGGTGTACATCTTGTCGATAATACTCAAAGCCGCAATGCTATTTGTAGGCCCACGTACAGCGAAGTCCACACCGAAACCTAACCAACTCATTAATGGAACCTGAGTGATTGCCCGTGTCATAATCTTCTCTGGGGTTACATCCTGCCCACCGAGTGTGAGGCTCGCAGCGGCAGCTACAGTCGCCAATGGTAACTGGTATGCAAACGCCATAGCAATCCCTGTAGTGCCATCCAACTTGCCGGTACGACGCAGAATCTTGTTCCACGCACCTGCAACGAATGTCATGTACGGAAGTACTACCTTACCCACAGCACTGAACTGCATCCATGCAGGGAGTTCGCCTAGGCGGTTTTCCAGTACGAGATTATCAGCCATGTTGTGGGCCATAGTCTCCATATCCAAGCGTACAGCACTAGGCCACTCGCGTAGGTCTGGGTTCTTGGCAGTAGCACTGCGTACAGAATCAAGCAGGTCATCGGTTAGCCCAAAGCGCTTGAGCGCCGTAACAGCAGCAGCGTTGCCCTTAATGGCATCGTCCACCGTGTCTGCGATAAGCCCAGCAACCATCTTACTCTGACCCCGGCGTACAAATTCCATGCCATTGGCAAAGCGTGTGCCTTGGCCTAATTGCTGGATGTACTGATGCGCCACTCCGAGACTACCGATGTCATGGTTATCTTCGAGGTGGGTCAGGATGCTGCGGTACTTGCCGGACATTACGTTACGTGCTTCAATCACATCGCGCAGACGGGAACCATACTCAGGCGATTTAGCAATGTCGAAAGCGCTACGCCCGAATGATGTACTGGATAATGCCTTGAAGGTTTTGGTGACACCGAACTGGTGCAACATCAGACCAACATCAGCAAGCTGATAGATACCGGAGTTCGCAAGGTTAACCGAGCTACCAACGATACTCAGGCTACGTAAGATATCTGGCACCGCTTCCCCAGTAGGATAGCCCAGTAGCTGGTTAATGGTATTATCGAATGCTGTAGTAGCCTGAGCAGGGTTTGTGGCCTCTGCGGCTGCCTCATCAATCGTACGCACCATATCCTTGATATCAGGGAACCCAGCACGCGCTAAACCAACACGACCAGACATACGACGGCTGTAACCTTCCATAAGGGCCATAGTGTCTGTGTTCACAAACATTTGAGGAGAGATGCTTTTACCTGACATAGTAGCGTATTCCTCTGTCATGTTGAACTCAGCACGACCACGTAGGTTACGGATGCGGTTAGCATCTGTGCCCGCAATCTTAACCTCGCCCATGAACTGAGCAATCTTACTATCCTCAATACCAGCATTCACTAATGCATCTTGGATATCGTCATAACTCATACCAGCAACTGACTGACGGTAGCCTTGGGTATGTGCCGCACGCTGTTCCATGTTCCGCACCATCTGAGTACCCAGTTTCTTAGCAGTAGCATCCTCAATACCTGCGTGTGCGAACATACGCTTGAACTGAGAGGTGTACATACCAATTACATCATCACGGGTCACATCACGATTATTTCGTAGGTATGCCGACATTTTATCGCCGGAGTGTTGTCGTGGTAGATAGTACGGGGATGAAGCAACATCATCTGCCCCTTGTACTCCCGCAGCCTTGAGACGCTCCAAAGAATCCTCAGCCCAACGGGATTTCACGAAGGCATCCACTACTCCCTGTACACGGGAATCTGCTGATACCAGCACTTCCTGCCCAGCACGGAAGCGTGTATGGGAATCGGCAAGGTGGTTGTACACCTTCTCGCTGAACTCCCGTTGTGCTTCCTTGTAGCGCACTGGGTGGCGCAGTCGTTGTGGTAAAGACCACTCAGACTTGAGCACCTGAGCCATAGCGTCATCAACCTGAGCAATAGCCAAGTTGGTTGCAAGGTGGTTGGTACGCGCATAGTGTGCAGCGGAGTTAGCAGATGTACCTGTAGCATCTACCACAAGCTTACCTGCCAATTCATTAGCCTTAGGCCCAAAACTAGCAAGACGCTCGTACAGTGCAAAGTTGTTGTTCACTGAGGTCTGTACCCTACGACCTAAGTCTGCCGCGTTACGCGCACCGCTCAGGATAGGGGACTGTAGTACAGGTGTCGCAGCAGGTGCATTCAACGTAACACGCTGGGAGGCTACCTGAGGCTGAGCCAACAGATTATCAAACTCCTTTACGAGATTATCGAACGTAGTGCCGCTTGGTGTATTACCGGTGAACGCCTGTACAACCTTACGTACCAACTCTGTCCATACGGAACCCTCAGAGCCGGGCATCTTAATGCTTTGCAAGTGCTTGCGGAAGGCGTCGGAGTTGAATACCTGCGCGATAAACTCATCATCACTTTTTAAGCCGTATCGGATATTGTAGGTATCTGTACTGGAACCAATTAACCCGCGTGCCTTAGTTGTATCGCTTACGTACTGTCGAATCTCGCCAATACGCTTTACTGCATCGTACTGTGGGCCACTGGTCAAGGTGCCATTACGTACTGCCATAATGGTCTGCCCTGTCTTAGCATGGGCCGCTTCGTGCAGTAGGATACCTTTCTCGTGTGCTGTCATATTCTTGATGTGGCTGCTGAGATTATCCGCTACCGCATTACTACCAACGATATCCGTACGCACCCCACCATTACCGGACAGGTCTAGTGTAGTATTTGAACGCCCCTTACTCTGTCGGAATACAACTGGGATTGCACTATCTAAATCTAAGGAGTCTGCTAATGCAACACCTAGTGCGCGTTGGCCGGGAGTTAGGTCGTCCCCTAAGCTAACGACAGCACGTACTGCATTTTTGATATCCGTCTGAATTACATCGCCTGCGGCACCTGCTACCCTACCCACCTCAATATGTGGTTTCATGGTAACTGTATCCACGCGAGGTGGCACATAATCTGGGTCATCCACATAACGCGCTGTGCGGGCTGCTGCTCCCTCGGCTGTCTCTGCGGCATCGTCTATAGCGGTTACTGCTCTACGTACTTGTGGTATGGCTCCTAGAGCCACCCCTACGCTAGTACCTACTACATCTAGTGGGGTAATACGCCCACCGTTACTTGCCACCCCCAGCACTGCGGAGTTAGCAGATAAACCGATAACTAATCTGGCTGCTCTTGAAACTTTGGTCAGTTGTCCAATACCCATACCAATTACTAAGTCCACGTCCAGAATGCTTGCTGCAATAGTTGCTGTCAAGTTCTGCCCCATGGCCCCATAGTTCTCACGGTCTGCCTGTACTTGGTTCTGACGTTGCTTTAATTCTGCGGCGCTACGTGCGTCCGATAGAAACTCCAACTCATGCCCGGAGTACTGTACTGCTGCCTCTCCCAATGACTTAGTAACGTCAAACCCTGCCTCTGTTGGCATGGCAGCGTACTCTACGCCTCGTATAGCTTTTGCTGCAATACTTTCTTGGAATGTGGCCTTTATGGAATCCCCCACAGTTGCCCGTGGGGTTTTCAGGGAGTCAACTACAGCACTGGCATTATTCATGTCCAACACTGTATTCTCTTTTGTAATGGCTTCGCCTGCGCTTGCTGCTACGGTATTATCTGGCGAAGCGTAAGCTGTGCTCTCAGGGCGCAGACGAATCATATTAACTCCTTATTGTGTTACTTGGCCTAATGCTGAGTACTGGGTTAATTGCCGCAGTACACTCAGTCTATCACGGTTACGTTTAACGTCCCCACCACCTGCATCTTTATATAGTGGCGATTCTTGGAAACCATCAATGGCTGCTTTTAAATCACCCTTCACGGCTAAGTCCATGTACTTGTTAAAGGCGTCTGCTGTACCTGCATGATATGTAGTCTCCACCAAAGTATTAAACACCTCGGTCTTTAGGAATCCGGGGAGCTTATCGTACTGTGGCATAACCTGCATAACACTGGGCATTACTTTATCATTAACGTACATGCTTAACTTATCCGCTGCTACCTGTGGAGAGTCCTGTGGTTGCTTGACATACTTATCCTCATTCAGCGCCTTGCCCGTTACTGGGTGGGTTGATAGGATACTAAACCCTTTGTTGTTAGTATAACCCTCATACCCCACAAGTCTGCCTACTGCATCCATCATGGTGTTAGGTGCAACGCCGTACTTATTCTGGGTATTGTACTGAACAAAACCAGCACCCGGTACTGCTAGGTTGCCCGTGCTCTTACCACGCCCAGAGTTAGTAATGATGTTCTGTACACCCCGTACACGGTCACGTAATGCTGCGGCTGGGATAGCATCTGCCGTAGTTCCAAGCTGGTTATCAGCATTAGTACTCTGGAAGATAACCTCCTGAGTCAATGGGTCATAATCCATTT